CATTACCTATGCAAGAGCATGGAGTTTTAACAGTGGTACAAGTATTTCAGGAGGAACTGCATTCACTTTACAAAATAGTGGTGGAGTCCATAATGGCAAACACTTAGCTTTAAAATCCATAGGCGACGGTAAATTTATAGTTGCTTGGAGTCAAACTTGGGGTCACGGCAAAATAGCTGTGTTATCAGTAAACTCAAGTAAAACAATCACCAAAGGAACAGAATACAACCACACAGATGGGACAGATGCAAATGAAAGGATGCAAGCTCCTGTCTTTGGTGACAAAGCCTCTAATGGGGATATTCCATTTTGTTGGTTAATGATAGGAAGCGGTACTACTGAATACACTCTTTGGACTCGTACTTTAACAGTCAGTGGAACAACAATTTCTGGTAGTGCTGATACACGATTAAGTATTGGTAGGCAACTCTATAGCGCTATAGATGGAGGTACTACAAACAAAGTCAACAGACCAGTTATTAGTTACAACCCTGACAATAATGTTTTCTTAGCTGTTTATGGTGAATTAAAACAAGCTAATGGTACTTGGTACGCTCAAGGAAGATTGTATTGTAGAGCGTTTACAACTAACGGCACTTCATCAGCCCCATCAACAGTAGGTACTGCTGTTCGTATTTACGCACCCAACCAAGCAGCAAGCCAAACTGATTCAGCAGGAAATCCTAATTATGGTATAGCGACTTGCTATGATCCTGTTTACAATAGACATCATGTTTTCTGGTCTAATAACAAAGGAGATGTGAGAGTTGCACATGTAGCAACAACAACAAGTTCAGCACCTACTTATGTTCTTCTAGATTTTGGTAATGACGCTCATGCTACTACTGGTCAATATGTGGCTGCACAATGGAGAGAATTTAGAGAGTTACCTTTTGTTAAATCAATCGGTACTACTAACGGTGGAGTTGGTGCTACTGTAAATAAAACTGTTTTCATAGCTACAGATCCTAGTGCTAGTAATGCTTATAAAGGTCACATCAAGTCATCATGGGGTGGTCCATATGCTACTTCAACTTCCAATATTACTTCTGGGTCATATATAGGATTTGCAAGTGCAGCATATAGTAATGGAAATACAGCAACTGTAAAAACAGTAGGTAATACAGTTACAAAATCAGGCTTAACCCCAGGTGCTGAATACTATCTTGGCAAAGGTGGTGGCTTAACAACTGATAGCGGAGATACAGGCGTTGTCGCAGGTAAAGCTATTTCAACAACAAAACTATTAATTAAAATTTAATATAATTTTTTAATATAATTTGATTGCAATGAATTATTTTTATGACTGATCGAGTTCAACTTACACAAGAAGTAAAACAACTAAAAGCAGAACAAGAAGAAAGAGCTTTGGCTTGGAAAGAAGCAGAAGCAAAACTACAAACCAAAGCTGCTGAATTAGTTCAAGCAAATATAGATGAACTTGGATAATTAAAAATTAGACCACGTTTGCATAGTTAATAAGAAGAGCTAGGCTATATCTACACGGCCGTAGAATTAATGCTGCAAAAAATCTGTAATGCTATGTCAGTAGCATCATTTGTTATGTCCTTAATGGTTGTAACTGGAGGAGGAATAATGTATATGAAACGAGTTGAATTTATGAATAATATGATTTTGACTCTTCAGGATCAAATGGTCGATGTAATTCAAAATCAAATAAAAATGCCTAACGTCACGGGGCCAGCACTACTTAAATGAAAGAATATTTTTTGCCTGGACTACTAGGAATAGGGCTGATTTCTAGTAACTTAATGTCTTTAACTTTGCTGTCCTCTGCAAATAAAGACGGCATACCCGATTTAGCTCGACTCCAAACGACTGAGAACTCGGCAAGTCAACTGCGATACAACCGTTCTGAGTCTGGTGATCTAGAGGTATTAGTTACACATAACATGCACCAACCCAAGACAACTTTATTCTCTTCTGAGAAGACGAAATGGAATGGTAAGACTGACTATGTAAGAAAAGAATATGTTGCTCATCGACCTGGAGGAGATGCAGAGTTAGCAGCCAGCTATCTCCAGTGCATTAAAGACAAAGGGTCAGCCGAGTCTCAGGGAGAGATAGTTGGAACTTCGTTGGTTACTGCCACTCCAGCAGCTAGTACTTTGTCTGGGATACCTGTAATAGGTTGGATTGCTAGCGCATTAGCCACCAAAAAGGCGGGTCAGCTAGGGAAGGAGATAGGTGGCGACTTCGTAGATTGCTAAGTGAAGATTGAAAAGATAGAAGTAGAAAAAGTTGGAATACCAAAAATAAATAGTCTTCCTACTACTCCTCAGATAACAAGAGACTTAAATGTAGAAAAGCCAGGGTTTGATTTTATCTTTCCGTTCTTTGAACCGATGAGATATAACCCTGTAAAAATGCAAACTTTAAAAAAACCTCCTACCCCAACACCCCCTGACGACGAAACAAAACCACAAAAAAACAAGAATAATAATTCAGATTTAGATGCAGGTTTAGCTGATACAGGAGACATAGAAATTGAATGTCCAGCTAAAGATCAACAGTATCGGTTGGGGGATATAAGAAATGCAAAGGCAAAAGAAAAGGTAATCGGGTTCGAGCTGGTCGGGGATAAGTGCCTTGAGATATGGGGGCCAACCAATATTGCAGATAAGTATCTACCTAGTTCCTCGGTCGCTGCAACCACATTCGGAATAACTGTTGTGGCTACAACCGCCGCTACTCTTACTCCTATTTTAACCAAAGCATTAAAGCCATTATTTAAACAATTAATAGGTAAAGTTAAAAAAATGATTGGTAAAAAAGAGAAAGTATTATCTACTTCTGAGCGTCAGAAGTTACAGAGATCTCGGAAGAAATAGGGTGAGTGTGCTGAACATTAGGAGGCGAAACTATTTTCACATCTGCACATATCTTTGCCATTTCTCCAACAAAAATATTTCCTGCTCTGATGTGCTTCGAGCACGTAGCTAATCTTGACATCTCATAATTCAATCTTTTTGATGCTAAAGAAGCCTCGTATAATTCGACTTGTCTTTCTAATCCCTTGCGGCAAAGCTTCTGGTATCTGAAAGATAATGGAATACTGAATGTAGCGGTTATGCCGCCGTTCAAACTTGTATTCGACTCTTGCATCCCTGTACGAACTAGCTCTGTCCTAATTATTTTCGTAGGCTCATCTGGCTCGCCGTCCCCAATTGGGTTGTTGTCTGCATCAAAAGCACCCTCTATATCTTTCGTTGAATAGATATTTTTAGAATAATATGGTTGATAAGGAGACCCAAAACTATTGGTAGTACTCAGGAATGGCGATATATTTAATGTTGCTCCCTGACAGACTTGATTTGCTCCTAGTTGATATTGGAACTGCCTCGAAGGAACGACCTGCACCGCTTGATTAACTACTGAGCCCGTTGATTGGCTCGAAGTGTTAATACTTTGTGCGAAGGATTTAACAGGTAAAGTAATAAATAAGAGGGCTAAATATATATTTTTCATTGAAAAGTAGAAGTGCTATCTGAAATACTTTCTATTGTTTGCTCCTCAATTATTTTTGTCATAGATTTTATCCCTGGTGTTTCAAGTGTTTCATAGTAACTAAAGGATGCACCTTCGCTGACGATTGAATATTGAGGTTTAGTTGTTAGATCTGGCATGACATAAGTAGTAGCTACTCCTGATACTGTCCCTGCTGTTTTAACGAACCCTGAAGGTGCAATATTATTTGTTGATGGCTTAATTCCAGAACCACCAATTGTTAGTTCATATCCATTCCTAAATTCAAAAATAGTCAAATCGCGTTTCAAAATTGTCTTTGTCTCTGTGTGATTATTTAAAATTCCTTGCTGAAAATTTGGCACTATGCTTTCTCCCCTAACTTGTGGGGCAAAAGTAATAGATAGCAAAGCTAATTTACTTAACAATAATCTCATTAATTATCTGCCCAACTGCCTCTGTGCCTGCGCCTCCAGCCACGATGGTCACGGCTGTATCAGTTATCGTGCCAGCAAGCGATCCGGCTGTGCCTGCGGCTGTGCTTGTAACGTCTGAAAAATTTGGTACAGCTCCAACACTAGGAGCACTTGTCGCCAAAGCGTCCCCTTGAGTAAAGCTAGTGCTAAAACTGAACGCCTCGCCACTTGTCGCATTTTGCGTTACGGCAATTGTTCCAGGGTTATAAATACCTGAAGTTATTGTGCCAGCACTCAAAGTTCCGGCTGTCGTCCCATCCGTTACGTCCACCCCAGAGCCGCTAATAGAAAAACTACTCCCTATTCGTTCACTAGCAGTAGCAGCCGCATTAACTTTCAAAGAAGTTGATTTAGTAATACTGTGACTTAGATCAGCACTAGCTGGTGATGCTAGTAGGAAAAGAATTAGTAGTCGTTTCATCCGAGTTTGCCCTCGTTGGTTACATTTTTGCCAGTGATGGGATCAACCCGAATGACCTCAGGCTTTCTTGTGATGATTTCAATTGGCTGCTTGATAATCAAGGTCTGTTGACCTCCCCCTCCATTGTCTCCATTTTTCTTTTTACTAGATGCACCCTTCGATACATTCAGTCCATAACTTGTCAGGACCGTTCCTAGCATCGCCGAGGCAAAACTGGTATCTGGTCGTTGGTCAGGCATCTCAAACTCAATATTTCCTATCTTAATTAGTGGTGGAAACGAAATGTAGGCCAAGCTCAAAATACTGAGACTCCAGACCAGCACTAGGCTTTTTACCCCATTTGATAAATAAAATAGGATCATTTCTTGATACTCTGGAGTATCGTCGTCGTCCCTGTCTATTTCAATATTAGGAGATTGGTCTTTATTAGCCATAAGCTAGGTCTACAAGGTCGTTGATGTTATTTTAAGCATGATATATCAAAATAAGCACCCCTTATGGAGCTGGTATAAGCATGTGCTGGGCATGTTCTGAGGTTCTACCATCAGTCCATTTAACTGTGCAGTAACAGCATGGACGTTTTCTTTTATCAAATTTTTCCCTCATATCTATAATTTTCCCAACGGCAGGGCCAACTTCTGTATACATTCCTGAAGTTCTTTTCTTGTTTACAGAATCATTGATTTTGAATCTTTTAGTTGCTGGCATGGTTAGTCGTGGTATGTAGGAATAAAAACGCCTTCGATAGACGTTGGTGGTTGCCATTCAATTGGTTTCTCAGCCGTAAAGTCATATTCAGTCTGTCTCAAAATCCTTGCACACCTAGCTTGAGAAAGGATGTCTGGTGTTTCTGGATCTTTAGCTGCTGCCTTTAAATAAGCAGCTCTTACCTTCTCCCACATATCTAATTCGCTAGTACATTCAGCAAGTAACTTCTTTGCTGCAACGGGGCCGTAGCCCTTTAATCCAGGGAATCCATCAGTAGCATCGCCCGTTAAAATCGTTCGATAAAAAGCTTGATCAGCATCAAACAGTTGAATCTTTTCAACCTTACCTTCAGCGTTTAAGTGATTCCCTGGAATAGTTTTTAAATCTTTATCCCTTGAGTAGATAACATCTCCACTCTCTTCATCAGCCAAAATTCCGACAACATCATCGGCTTCAGTTAGCTTTAGCGTGATGACTTTAAATGTGTCACGTAGCCATTGCCGTAATACTGAATACCCCGCTGGCTTTCTATATTTACGTCTGTTTGATTTGTAATTGGAATAGACACCATACCTGAAATTACTGGAGTCACCCAAGGCCAAGAATATTTCATGCTCTGGGCATTGTTTTTGGATGCGGTCGATCTCTGCGGTAACAGCATGTTTAGCCTCGTCTAGGTTTGTTTGATAAGTCCATATCTCTGGGCTCCACTCACATTCATATTGAGCAGAAGACATAGCCCGATAAGCGTCGGGTTCGATGTCATAGAAGAGCTTTTTTTTCATTTTCTTTCCAGTGTTTAATTAAAAGTTGCAACTGACGAATACGCTCCTCTGCGTATTTAATTTTTTCAGAGGAGTTCATTGGAGCCTTCTGTGAACAGCTTCTTCAATGAGTTCTCTTGTAATGGCACTAAGGGTCTTGCCTTTAAATTCATCATTAGGTTTCCATTCCTGATTACATGCAGGGCATTTATCAGGTTTATGTTGTGAAGCCCAAGCGGAAATAACTGCATAAATGGGATCTGAAACGTAAGTGCTGAGTTGTCTTTTGTTCATGGCTATCCGTAAGCATCCAAGATGTGATTAAGAGCTGTGATGTAGCCGTCATGCCAATAAGAAGCAGTCGAATCTTTAGCTACATGAGCTTCTCTATAAGATTCAGAAGCCTTAAGCTTCAGAGCTTTCACCAGAATCAGTTGGCTCTGGGTCAATTTCTCTGACGCTTCTAATGTTTTCGAGGTCAACGATTCTTGTTGAGTGATCTCTGTCATTTTCTT